CCGCTTCCCGCAGTTTGGCAGATTAAATTCATGGGTGATTGCTAATGGCTATCCGAGGTGCTCGACCGACCGCGACCGTGGTGAAGCTGGCGACCGGCAACCCTGGCGGGCGCAAGCTCCCGATCGATGAGCCGACGCCGGGCGGCGAGCCGGTCATGCCGCGTTGGCTGCGGCGTCAGCGGTCGATTGCGCTCTGGGATGAGGTGCTCGGGTTCGCCTACTGGCTGACGGTCGCCGATAGCTACAAGCTGGCGATGTGGTGCGACCGGCAAGCGGACTTCGAGCGGTCGCGCAAGAAGTGGACGGTGTCGGATAGGCGCGAGCATCGGACGCTCGGCTCGGAGCTCGGGTTCGACCCGTCGTCGCGGACAAGGATGGGATCACCGAATGCCAAGTCGAAGCAGCAGCAAGACCCAGCCGCCAAATACTTCACCTGACCCGGTCACCGGCTGGGCGAAGGCGGTATTAGCGGGCGAGGTCGTCGCGGGTCCGTACATACGCAACGCCGCGCGGCGCCACCTGCTCGACCTCGTCGAGGGACCGAAGCGCGGGCTGACCTGGGATCTGGTCGCGGCGCAGCGGGCGATCGACTTCTTTCCCGACGTGTTGCGGCTGGCCGGCGGGCAGTTCGAGGGGCGACCGTTCGAGCTGCACCCGAGCCAGCAATTTCAGATCGGCTCGATCTTCGGCTGGAAGCGCGCGGACGGCTCGCGGCGGTTCCGGCGAGCTTACATCGAGCAGGCGAAGGGCAACGGCAAGACGCCGTTCTCGGCGGGGATCGGGCACTACTGCCTGATGGCGGATGGCGAGGCGCGGGCCGAGGTGTATGCCGCCGCCGCTAATCAGGCTCAAGCGATGGTGTTGTTCCGCGACGCCGTCGCGATGCGCGATCAATCCCCGGAACTGGCAGCGCGCCTCACGACATCCGGCAATAACCCGGTGTGGAACCTCGCTGACCTCCGCACCAACTCGTTTTTCCGCCCGATCACCGGCGAGGTCCGCCGATCCGGCTCGGGTCCGCGTCCGAGCTGCGCCTTGTGCGACGAAGTCCACGAACATCCCGATGGACTGACGATCGAGATGCTCGAGCGCGGGTTCAAGTGGCGCAAGCAACCGCTCTTGGTGATGACGACGAACAGCGGGTCGGACAGGAACTCGGCCTGCTGGCAAGAGCACCAGCACGCGGTTCGGGTCGCGGCGGGCACGCGGACACCCGACGACGCGGCAACCTTTGTCGGCGAGGTGATCGACGACGAAACGTTCTCGTTCGTCTGCGGGCTCGATGTCGACGACGATCCGCTCGAAGACCCGAGCTGCTGGGTCAAGGCGAACCCGCTGCTCGGCGTGACGGTGCAGCCCGACTACCTCGCCAGTGTCGCGCGGCAGGCGAAGTCGATCCCCGGCAAGCTGAACGGCATCCTGCGGCTGCACTTCTGCTGCTGGACCGACGCCGAGACGGCGTGGATGAGCCGGGCGGCGCTAGAGGCGGTCCTCGTCGACTTCGATCCGCTGGAGCATACCGGCGAGGTGATCGCGATCGGCCTCGACATCGGCGCCACAAAGGACATGACCGCGCTCGCTTGCGTGTTGCAGACCGGGACGGTCGACGTGACGCGGCAGGACCGCGACGGCGTCGAGCAGGTGATGTCGCTGCCGACTTACCGCGCCTGGACCGAGCAATGGACGCCCGCCGAGACGCTGCCCGAGCGCGCCTTGCGCGATCAGGCGCCCTACGATGTCTGGGTCGAGCAGGGCGATCTCTACGCGACACCGGGGAACGTTGTGCGGCTCGACTTTGTCGCTGCCAGGGTCGCCGAGCTCCAGGCCGACTACCAGATCAAGGTGCTCGCGTATGACGCCTATGCGTTTCAGCGGCACCTCGTCCCGCAGCTCGACGAGATGGGCGTAACCTGTCCGCTGGTCGAGCACCCGCAGGGCGGCAAACGCCGCGCCGCGCCGAACGCCGAGCAGCGATCCGCCGCCGAGGCCGAGGGCAAGGAGGCGCATGGGCTGTGGATGCCGGGTTCGCTCGCCGAGCTCGAAACCCTGATCCTCGAAGGGCGCATCGAGATCCGGCGCAACGCGGCGACGATCTCGGCGATCATGTCGGCGGCGATCGAGCGCGACCCGTTCGACAACCGCTGGTTCTCGAAGCGCAAGGCGACGCAGCGGATCGATGCCCTGGTGGCGCTGGCGACGGCGATCGGCGCGGCGACGGCGCAGAGCGAGACGGTGATCCGGCTAGAGACCGTCATCGCATGATGCCCGCCTGGGTCATCGTCGAGACCAAGCCTTCCGCCGAGGAGGTCGCTGAGCGGTCGCTACGGCAGGCGGGCTACCGCGTCTACCTGCCGCGCTACCGCAAGGTGCTCAGCCCGCACGGTCGAGCCCGGCAGCCGGTGACCACCATGCGACCGCTATTCGCTCGGGTGCTGTTCGTTCAGGATTGGCGCGGCTGGCCGGCGATGGGGATGAGCTGCATGGTGGGGCTGATGCTGCTCCGACCGCAGGTTCCGGCGAAACTTTCCGACGAGGATGTTGCCCTGATCATCGAGCGCGAACGGGCTGGCGAGTTCGACGAGTCTGCGCCTAGTGGATCGGGTGCCGCCGTTCGCACCGACCTCGATCTCGGCGAGGAAGTCGAGTTAGAGGCGTTCGGCTCGCGCATTATGGGCGTGCTTGACGAGCTCACCGACGACGGGCGGGCGATTATCTCGGCGCTGATGTTCGGGCGGATCATGTCGATCAGGGTCAGCGCCGCCGGGCTGAAGCGCCAGCGTGAACTGATGGGCGTGGCTGGCTATGGCAAATTTGCCAAATGAGCGCGGCTTGACAAGCCACCCGCAATATATGCCATAAGCAAACCCGCACGGCGCTTCCCCTTGGGGTTAAGTCGTGCGCTAGCCGTCCAGAGCGGCAAAATTGACGGTGAGCGGCACGGGTAAATCCCCTGCCCGTGCCGCAAGCTCTCCCGATTAGCGAAATACAACCATGATCCTCGAAATCTTGTTCGTGGTCTGCATGTTCCTGTGGGCCTTGACGATCCTGCCGTTTCCGCCGCTGGCGCCCTATGCCAGTGGGTCAGCCTTCCTGGCGTTCGTCAGCGTTTTATTGCTCGGGTTGTTCATCTTCCTGCCCGGCCTGCGGGGCTAATTCCTCATCCGATTGGAGTGTTGCGGTGGATCTCGTCCGCAAAGCCGTCGCCGCGCCCTCGCCGAGCGGCGAGACCCTCGACTTCGTCATGAGCGACGGCAGCGTCGATCGCATGGGCGACGTGATCGAACCCGATGGCTGGTTGCTCGACAACTTCCGTAAGAACCCGATCGCGCTGTTCGGACACGATTCGAGATTCATCGTCGGCAACTGGACCGATGTCGGCGTCCGCGACGGTCAGTTGACCGGGCGGCTGCAATTGCTCGACCCGGTGTCCGACCGGATGCGCGAGGTCAAGGCGGCGGTCGACGCGGGCTTTCTGCGCGCGGTCTCGGTCGGTTTCCACCCGATGCCCGGCAAGGTCGCGCCGCTCGAAGGCTCGCAGATCGGCGGGCTGCATTTCACCGAGCAAGAGCTCGTCGAGTGTTCGCTGGTCTCAGTGCCCGCGAACGCGAACGCCTTGGCGATCGCCAAGTCTCTAGGAATATCCCGCGAGGGGCAGCAGTTGATCTTTGGCGTGCCAGCCGAAGCTCTGCCGTCGCCTCGCGGGCCGATCGGCGTGCCAGCCGGAAATGACCCCTACTCCTCTTTCCGCAAAAGGCACCGACCCATGATTCAGCTCAGCGAACGCATCCAAGCCAAGCAGACCGAGCTCGTCGCCCTGCGCGACCAGTTGTCGGCTGTCGATCCCGAGGACTCGACGAAGCTGGTCGACCTCACCGCCAAGATCGAGGAGGCGCACGAGCTCCTCGCCAACTGGGAACGGGCCGAGAAGGCGCTCGGCACCGAGAGCGCCGCCGAGGTCGTCCCGGCAGCCCGAACACTGGTAATCCCGCCCGGCGGCGGGTTGCCCGCCATCACGCAACCGAAAGCCTGGGCGATCCCGAAGAAAAAGGAAGAGCCCGGCTACCTGTTCCTGCGCCACTGCGTCGTCAGGGCGCTGTCGCATATCCAGAAAAAGCCCGAGGATCAGATCCTCGTCGAGCACTACGGCGACCGTGGCGACTTCGAGATCACCAAGGGCGTGCATGAGTGGTACAGGCGCGCCGCCACCGCTCCCGCCACGACGACGACCTCGGGCTGGGCTGCGGAACTCGCGCAGATCCAGTACGGCGAGTTTTTCGACATCCTGATGCCCGAAGGCATCTATCGACCGCTGTCGGCGAAGGGCTTTCGCGCGACCCTCGGGCGATTTGCAACGCTGTCGATGCCGACCCGATCGGCGACGCCGACCGTGGCCGGGTCGTTCGTCGGCGAAGGCGCGCCGATCCCGGTGCGGCAGGCGGCGTTCCTGCCCGTCACGATCGGCCTTAAGAAGATGGCGATCATCTGTTCGTACACGCGGGAACTGGCCGAGCACTCGACGCCGCAGATCGAGGGGTTACTCCAGAAGCTGATCAGCGAAGACACCGAGGTCGCGGTCGACACGGCGCTGATCGACAACATCGCCGCGTCGGCGATCCGGCCCGCCGGATTGCGCAATGGTGTTAGCGGCCTGACGCCGACCGCCGGCGGCGGCTTCGCGGCTCTGCTTGGCGACATCAAGCAACTGATCGGCGTGCTGTCGGCGGCAAATGCGTTGCGCGTCCCGGTCTGGATCATGAACCCGCAGCAGGCGATCTCGATCTCGCTGACCATCAATTCCGGCGGGTTCTTCCCGTTCAAGGCGGAAATTGACAGCGGGATGCTTCAGGGCTACCCGGTCATTACTTCCAACACGATGCCGCTCGGGACGATCATCATCATGAACGCCGACGATTTTATGTCGGTTACTGGTGATGATCCCCGGTTTGACGTGTCGGATCAGGCGACCCTGCACTTCGAGGACACCGCACCGCAGCAGATCGGTACTTCCGGCACGCCGCCGGTTGTCGCTGCGCCGGTGCGCAACCTGTTCCAGACCGACTCGCTCGCGCTGCGGATGATCCTGCCGATGAACTGGGCCATGCGGCGCACGGGCGTCGTCGCCTGGGTCGCGGGTGTCACTTGGTAGGACGACGACGTTATACATGGCGCATCCCGGCGCAGTGGTTGCTGCGCCGGGTCGTCACCAAGGAGGATGAGCATGGACGAACAACAGTACCGGGCCGACCAACAGGCGAGGGCGCAGCTAACCGAGCAGACGCTGAAGGTGACCAGCGAGAGCCAACCGACGCCGACGCAGGAAGAAAACGACCTGTTAAGGCTCGGGCTGATGCACCCGGACGAAAAGGCAAGCCCTGACAACCCCGAGATGCCGTCGCTGGAGGTGCAGCAGGCGTTGCTTCAGAGGGCGCAGCCGGCGCCAGCCAACAGACCGCCGGGCTCGGCGGGTGGCGGCGCTCCCGGCGCTCCGACCAATCGCGACGTGCCGCATCTCCAGGGCACCGGCGCCGTTGGTGAGGTGCTCACTTGCACGATGGGCAACTGGAACGGCGAGCCGACGAGCTACGCCTACGCCTGGAAAAGCAACACCGCAGCGGTCGGCGGCACCGGCGACACCTACACGGTCGCCGAGAGCGACGCCGGCCACAGCATCACTTGCACCGTGACGGCGACGAACGCCGCCGGCTCGACAACGGCGCCACCGTCGAATGCCGTTCACGTCGATGGCGGGGCAAGTCGCGGGGCGCGGCGGTAGACCTCCCGGTGGCTCAATCGAATGCCCTAACGCGGGTGGCGTCGGCGATCGGCGGCGTCTTCCGACCGCGCGTCAAGCAGGCAGCGGGCGGCAACGGCTACATCCTGCCGCTCGGCGGCGGCGTGATCCCTGCCGAATGGCCGACCAACTTCTGGCAGTCGGGCTATAACCCGCTGCCCTATGGCGGCTCGGCAGTGGTCTACGCCTGCCGCTCGGCATACTCGCAGACGATCGCCATGTTGCCGCCGGCCCACTGGCGCAGCGACGGCAAAGGCGGGCGCGCGCGGGTGACCAACTCGGCGTTGTCGCGAGTCTTGGTCAAGCCGAACAGCTATCAATCCCCGTCCGATTTCTTCCTCTATCTGACCGACTGCCTCTATGGCGAAGGCAACGCCTATGGGCTCGCCCTGCGCAACTCGCGGTTCGAGGTCACCGAGATTCACCTGATGGACCCCTATCGGTGCTGGCCTCACGTCGGCGAGAACGGCGACCTTTTCT